ACCTATTGCTCTTAAACCTCTACCTGCTCTTTGCATCATGGTTGGTGATTTTGGTTGTGGCACATTCATTATTGGAAATCTTTGAGGTCTTGTATTTACATCCATAGTAGGTCCAACCATTATACCTGTTTGTGCATGTATTGGTTTTAAATGTCCTTTTTTTAAGGCCATCTTACGAAACATTGGTCTGTTCAGTACTTTGTTTATAGACATGTTTCTCCTATCCTTGTTGTGATGCTTGATAAGCTGTGAATGCTCCTAAACCTGTACCTACTGCTTGTGCTAATGGACTCGTAGTAGGTTGAGTACCCATCGTTAAACCTGATTGTGATTTAGGTCCAGCAGCATATAGGTTAGATAAAAATTCTGCTCTTTGATAAGGCTCGTATTGTTGTTGTAATGTAGTTGCTCTTTGTGCATCTAATGCTTGTTGTGCTAGTTGTCTTTGTACTCCCCCTGCACCCATTAGTTGTTGTATATCTGCTTGTGCCATTTGTTGTTGACCTGCACCAGCACCAAGTAATTGTTGACCTGCACTTAAACCTGTTCTTTGTTGATTTTGTGCTGCTTGTAATGCTGTACCAAATCCCATAGCTTGTGCTCTACCCATTGCATCTAAAGTTCTTCCTTGTAGTTCTGCTTGTTGCACACCTTCTCTACCACCACCAAACGCTCCTGCACCAACAGCTTGTGCTGATAATTGGTTTTGCATCATTTGACCTTGTCTTGCAATTTCACCTGTTACGTATTGTTGATATGGATTTAAGAATTGTCCAATCTGTTGAGCACCTACAGGTTGAGCTGCTGCTTGTATTTGTGCGATACCTTGATTAACAGTACCAGTTCCTACACCAGTTGTTCCTGCTCTTTGAAATCCTAATGACTCTAATGCACCTGGTCCTGCAGTTTGAATGTCTGGCAAATCAATAGGTCTTTGTGCGACCTGTCTCGCCATGTCCATCAATTCAAGTTTTCTTTCCTCTATACCTGGGGCTTCTCTAACAAATGTTGTTTGTGTAGCTGGTGGTGCTGAGCCACCTCCTCTTGATCCGCCTCCTCCGAAAAAACTCATATTATATCCATTTCTCTAGTTGAACGTGTTTCTTTACCCATCCCCATTTTTTTGAGACTTTCTCCCAACCAGGTCTGGCCATGATACTCATACGTTTACAGTTGTTGTGTTTTGCAAAATTAGTTACTTCTTTGACTAAGTTGTCTTCCCAAAATTCTCTTCTTTTACCTGTGCAGATAACTATTTCATACTGTGCATAGTTTGGCAGTTCTGCAATTCTACCTATACATACACCAAATACTTTATTCTCTTCTTGTTCATCAGAACCAAACATTACCCAACTTTGCATTACATCTTTTGTAAGTTGATCGTAGAACCATTTTGAGTCTGCATACTTTCCAGAAAAAGCTAATGCCTCTGAAACCATAAATTCCATCAATGGCCAAAATCTCTCTATATCTTTTGGCTCAATAGGTAGTACGCTGACTAAAGGTTTAATTCGTTTTTTGTTTGCTGATGCCATCCTTCTCCTTCAATAAATCAAACACACGTTTATAACGTGCTTGTTGTTCATAGAAATATTTGGCACCTTTTTCTCTCATATCTTTTATGCTACTTGGATTGCCTCCAGCTATGATACCAGCACCTAATACTCCATCTGCTCTTGTTACAAACTCTCCGTCTGCTAATTGAGCTAACATTGTATCCTCGTCTTTGTCTCCTGCTCCTGATCCGTCTTCTACATAACCTGATGCTCTTACATAATTATTTGCATCGTCTTCGTTATGCTCAACTTTTGATGGTAGGTAATTTACACCACCTTCATTAAATTTTCTTATCTCTGCTAAACCACCAGTTCTTAATCTTGTTTTTTCCATTGCATACGGTCCAACTCTCATGTCACCTTGATTTTTTGGATCTGCTTCTGGGATGTAAACTTTTTCATATGCTTTTTCTTGTCCCGTAGTAGGATCTATATATGAGTATCCAGGTCTTTGTGCAGCAAGATCTGCGTAAGCTAAATTATATGTTGGTTGATAAACATCAACAGGTCCCTGATCAAATGCACCTAATGCATATGGAACTCCACCTGCTAGTGCAGAAATTTTTAACATGTCATAACCCGCTGTAGGATCACCCTGTTTATATAATAAAGTATTTTTAAGTTGTTCTAATCCAAATTTTTTTGTGGCCTCTTGTTGAACTGCTTGTTTTGCTGCCTCACTAGCTAATTGTGATTGAACCATACCACTACCCATTAAACTACCTTGTGCTGCCGCAGCACCTGCGTTTCCTGCTGCTAAAGGTGCAACACCCATCTTTGCAGCTATTGCAGGGTTACCTGCGATGGCCCCTGTATTTAAAGCTGCCGCTGTTGCAGGGTTGGCACCAATACCTACCATTGGTCCAATTGCGCTTCCTAATTGATAACCACCAAAAGCTCCAACTCCAGCTCCGAATAGTCTACCTAATCCAGATGCACCAGAATCTTTTGCTTGTCTGTAACCTCGATATCCTCCGTATAATGCAGCCGCTATTGCTAATGGATTAGCCATAAAAAATTATTCTCCTTAGATCTAAATGATCAATATTACCATTTTACTTGTCCTTTATCAACTCATCGCCAAATCTACCTGAATATGCATGTTCACCTACATGAGTGATTTCATCGTTTACGTAGGCATAGCATTTACCACCAGTTTCCTTCCAAATCTTACAAAAAGCAAAGTCCTCTCCCATATAAGTTTTGTCCTCTGGATTGTGCAAAGTATCAAAGAAATTCCACATCTCCTTAGTCTTTTGTAGTTTACCATTGATCAAAGTATCTTGGTAAATCTCTTTATCTGGATATTGTTTTTTAAGGGTGTCAAACACTTCTCTTTTAATTAACATAAACCCTGTAGGAGCATGAGTAATTTCAATAACATGATTATCTAAAGTAATGTTACTTGCATCTGGTACTCTCATTGGAAACCTGTAGAAGGCTCGTGTTCTTAAATCTTCTGTATTTTTTATACGTCCATTTTCTATTAACTCTAAACCTTTATCCCAACACATATCTTTAAGTGGGTAAGGCACAGATATAACATCTTTATCAGCATCCAATAAATGTTGTAAACTTATTGGCTTAAAAGCAATGTCAGAGTCTATAAATAATAAGTGTGTGCATTTAGTTTGTAAAAAAGCAGATACACATAAATTTCTACCTTGTGTTACTAGGGATGATTTAAATAATTGAAACATTAAATTAATACCATTGTGCCAACAATATTTTTGTAATTCTAAAACTGATTGAGTGTAATGAATTGAAACATCTGAGTGACAAGGTGTGCCTACAAATACAGAAAATTTTGGTGTGTTTGTTTTCTTTTCTTTTTTATCAAACCATATGGGTTCATGATTTTGCATTTAATACTCCCTCTAAAAAATTAGTCCATTCCATTCTTCTTTTATTCCAAGAATAAAATCGCTTGTAAAAGTCTTGTTGTATTTGTAAATGCTCTTGACATCTTTCATGATGTAAATAATCTACAACTGAGTCAATAGCATAAGCAAAACACTCTGCCATATTTTTATAATTAGTGTCATACTGAACATAGACAGGCCATTCAGAACAAGTCTCGTAAAGAGCTCCATAATTAGTTGTTATCATATGCAAACCAGCACCCAATGCTTCTATTGCAGATATGCAAGATGTTTCTTCCCAATTATTAGAGTAGGGAAATATTTGATAGTCTGTAATATGTTCACATATGTATTCATTACTATGCCAACCTTTATAATTTACATTTTTTAGTTCGGCTGCTTGTGCATATAATGGTTTATATAAATTGTCGTTTGCATCCATAAACTCATTGCCATAAATTTTTGTAGAAGAATACACATCTAAAGTTATGTTTTCGTTTTTTAATAGTTGCATGGCACCTAGCATTATATTTAATCCTCTCCATGGAGTAGGATGAAAAATCATCTTAATAGGATCACCCTTTTTATGTATCTTTCTTTCAGGAAAATTCTCAATTGCATTCTTAATTACCGTGCATCTTTCGGTAGGTACTTTGTAAAAATATCTAAACTTTTCATACAACCAATGTGAGTTAAATACATACCAATCATATTTAGTGTGGTTGTCTTTATTTTTAAACCAAGGTTGTAGGTTTGGCTGATCAAAATTATTTTGTAACCATAAAATATTAATTTTGTCTTTTGCTAATGGTATTTTTTCAGGCACAGATGTAGTAAATTGAAAATTATCTAGAAGTTTAGCTTCTATATGTTTTTGTAAAAGTTTTACTTGTAATTCTGTACCACCAATTGGATTCATTACTTGGTTTTACCAAAAACCTGAAGGGAATCAACCTCTATTGCTACATCCTGTTGTAAATCATCTGCCGTAGTATCAGTGTTAGGATCACTTACATCATTATCAAAATCAAGTTTCGATGTATAAACTTTGCCAGTTCTTTTATTTTTGACTGTTTCTATAAATTTAGCTTTAACCACTGGCACTTTCTCACCATTTACTATTGTAAAATTTTTATCGTCCTCCGCCATTATTTGCCCGTCCTTGTCGATTGTATTTCTTATAGTCCCTCTTCTCACCTTTTGAAAGTCTTTTTTTATGTCTTCGAGGTCTTTTCCTTGGTTTTGGCCTAGGTGTAAAATTAATAAATTTACGTTTAGCCATTTTCCTGTGATCTATCTATGAGTGCATAATTAATAACACCAGTTACTACATTGCTTACATTTGCTTCAGCAGTCACTGCATCTCCAGCTTCTAAATTTAAAACACCACTTACAGCATCATCTGAACTATCTGATGTTAATGTCTTTTGATAAAATTGATAAGTTGTTCCATCATTTAACGCAGCTTTGACAGCTACGTCAGAACTATGATCATTGGCAATAAGTATACTTTTAATAATAGCAACACCACTTGTTGGACATGTAAATAAAGTTTTTACACTTGTAGTATCTAAAGAGAATCCTGCGTTTTTGTATTGTATTGTCATGATATAAAAAAATTAAATGCTTGTTCTTCGTTTTTTAGTTCAACTTGATAAGTAGTATTTAATTGAGTCTTAACTGTATCAAGTGATTGTATAATTTGTCTTTGGTTTTCTGCTTCATATTCATCTTTAGGTTCCGGTATATATACTGTTATCTTTGCCATTATCTCATACCATCTTGTGATACGTCAGCTCTAAATGTTCCGAATCTCCAATTGTCATTAACTGCAGTATTTTCTATTTTTATATTAGCTAGTCTACCTCTTATTCTAGTATCAATTTTTGATGTCGTAGAATTAACAACAAATGATACTGTTGTTGAATTACCAGCAATAGGAAAATCTTTTGTACCCATGGTAATCGAAACATTACCAGATAAATTTTTAAAGTCAGGTAAAAATCTACGTATGTTCAATAAAAATTGTCCATCACCATCTACAGGTAAATCAAAGTCTCCTGATTGAACAAAAGCGTTTATAGATTCTTCAGTTCCTGCAAGGGTAATCTTATTTACTCCTGTTTCGTGAGCAAAATAAGTTGTTGCTCCAAAAGTATTTGTTACTCCATTAACCACTGGGAATTGTGGTACAGCTGTTGAATCATATTCTGTAGCATACGGATTAGCATAAGTTACAGAATCTGCATATGTTGTCCTTGATAATGACATTGTCGACCAAGTATTCTCAACATAGTTATATACTACTGACCTATCAATTTGTTGGGATGGTCCGGTGGTCGGTGTCCCTTGAGGGTAAAACCATATTATCTCGTTATATAATGAGTTATGCGCACCAAAAACTATTTGGTTAGATGCATAATTAATACCTAGGTTATCTCCATCTGTTGTAAATACAAAATCTTCAACCAAAGATGGCAATAATTTGACTGTACCATCGAACACGAAAAAACCTCCAGAGTTACCCATCCAAAAAACTTTACCATCTGAGTAAACTGCTGCGTGAGGTCCCATACAACCACAGTTAGTACCTACTTGTCTAATAGAAAAAGTAAAAGGTGGTCCTACAAATTGCATAGTGTAAGCAGCTTGGTCTGTTAATATAAGAACGTAATCTTTACCATTTACTGCTGTCACAATTGTATTACCAGTATCAAGTCTAAATGTTCCTGCCGTATTTGTAGCTGTTGGAGTGTATACATTAAAATTTTCTTGATCACTAAATCTAATAAACATAGGATCTTGACTACCTGTTTGACCAACAATTGTTTCAGTACCAAAATGTATAAAATGTCTGTCTCTGTCTGACACTAAAGTTGATATACTTTTTGTTGGAGCACTTGCCATGACAACAGCTCTATTGTTTAGAGGGTTGCTGACTCCTGGATCCCAAGTAAATGTTTTACCGTTTCTAATTGTGCAAGTTAAAACTTCTCCAAAATTATCCAAAGTCCAATTACCTGGATCAAGTATTACAGATGAAGTTGTAGTTTGTTGTCCCCATGCTATAAAACTCGATACCTCAGTTACTGTAGCACCATTGCTATGGGCAGCAGTAGATGTTCCTAATGCTCCTCTTGATATTCCTGTAAGATCATTAGAGCTAACTCCAGTGTATGTAATTAATTCTTGATCTACTAGTATTGTTCCTCCAGTTCCAGAAAATCCCGTTGCACTTGTGAGTGTAATACTTGTACCAGAACCACCTGTACCATTTGCATCATTTAACAAAGCACCATTAAGTGTAGTTGTTTGTGCGCCTGAAACATTACCGCCCCAAGTTCCTGTTCCCCATCCATAACCATACGTTTGAATAACTGGTCCTATTTCTATATATGGGTTAATAGTAGCTGAACCTGCTGTTGACATACCAGTTCCCGATTCAACAGAGGGCATTGTTATAGTAAATGTGTCTGCAGTCGCAGTAATTATTTCAAAAGTGTTAGTTGTGAAATCTGTTGTAGCGTAACCTGTAGCACCACCTCCAGGTAATGTTACAGAAGTAAAAGTAAAATACTCACTTGCAACCAATCCATGCCCAACTTTATTAACTGTGACTGTGGCTTGTCCATTTGTTGAAGTAAATGTTGCTCCTGTTATAGCTGTGTCTAATGGTGTGATGTCATAAAAAGCATCTTCATAATAAACTAATAAAACTTTTGATGTGCCAATAGCTCCGTACTTTCTACCTTCTAAATCTGTCCAAGTGTGTTGTGCACGTGCTGGTCCAGATATTGTTTGTTGACCAATAGCTGCAAACCCACCTATCTTTTCTGGTTGGTTATATCTAAAACGGACAAAGTCTCCATCAATCCATCTGCCCTCTGCTCCAGATGGAGTATCCGTTTTATCAAAACCCGGTAATAATTTTACATTTGTTAGAGGCATAGGGTATTTTACACTAAGTTAAAGCTTCTTCCAAGTCGTAGGTGAGGGCATGTTATGTTCTGATTTTATACCCTTTTTCATAGTCAACAACACATCACCAGATATTGATATACGTGCATTTATCTTTTGGTTAATACCAGTCTCATGAAATATCATAGATGGAAAAATTATTATATTACCTGTCTGTGCAGGATACTCAGCTTTAGCAAAATTTACCTCATCCCATTGTTTAAAATATGGTTCTCTCTTTGGTATATTTAAACCCACCTTGTGCGCATCATCATCTATAAAAAAAAGATTACCTTGTTCCATAGCCTCTGGATAATATACAAAACTAAAATGGCTAGACATATGTCTATGAAAAGAAATGAATTGTTCTTTATTAGAATATGTAGCCCATGACTTCGTAATGTATAGTTCAAAAAGTTCTAAATTATAATGTTGTGCATCTAATGCTGCAATAATAACTTGTTGTACTTCTTTAAATAATTTATCAAATCTTTCATCCGTGTGAAGATTATCATCAATACTCTGTAAATCTTTTGCTTTGATGTCCGTTGTCCGTGAGTATTGAGAATTTGTTGCTGTAACGTTTTCTTGTAAATGAGGTAATATTTCTTTATTTATTTCTTCATAATTATTAATTTTTGAAATGTAAATAGGATATCCAAACCATTTACTTAAATTAGTCATTAAGAGTTCCTAATGAATCAAACCACAAATAGCTATTAAGTTTAGATAATAACTTTTCCATATCATTGTCCTTTACCACATATGCGTGTGTATAAGTACAAAAATCTTTTATAGCTTCATATCTGTGATGACCGTCTAAAAGTTGGTTGTTTTCATGCACTACAAGAGGGCATAACAAACCTTTTTCTTTAATATCTTTTCTAAGTGTACCTATTAGTTCTTGATTTAAATTAAACTGTCTAGGTTTTATGGTATCTATGACAACTGATTTAATTAAAGTTTTAAATATTATTAGTTTAGGTTCTAGAAACACTATAAGATTTTTAAAAATCTATAAACTATTTCACCATCACCACCAGCAGCTCCACTCGTTGAACCACCACTCACCTGAGCAGCTCCTCCACCCCCGCCAGATCCTCTAGTTCCAGGAGTTCCGTTTGTACCAGACCCACTTGATGATCCTCCAGCTCCTCCAGTAATACCGCCATCGTATGAGTTTGCACCTGCAAACCCACTTATTCTACAGTTGTCACCACCACAATTACCAGATCCTGATAAACTACCTGTTGCTCCATTACCACTATCATTAAAAGTCCCTGCTGGACCAGAGGTATTTGTGTTTACGTTTTTTGTTGATCCGTCAGAGTCTCTAAATGTTCCGGTACTTATACTTGAGCTTACAGTTACAGATCCAGGAGTTCCTGCAGTGTTTGTTCTCAATGGCCCTTGTACACCACCTCCTGTGCCAGATGATCCACCACCTCCAGTTAATGTAAATATAGATCCTGCACTTGAACCCGATAAAGTTGTTGAACCACCATTGCTTGCAGTTACGCTAAATCCATTACCTGCTCCTGCCCCAGATGAACCAATAGAATAAGTCATAGTCTCACCCCCTGTGACTGAGAATATTTTGTCAGAAACGTAAGCACCAGATCCTCCACCAGCTCCTGCTGATTCACCGCCTGCCTTATCATAGTCCGCTCCACCAACTGCTCCACCTCCGCCACCAACTGCAGCTTGAATATGAAGCGCGTTAGCATTACTTGGAACAGCAAATGTACCAGAACCAGAACTTAATGTAACAAATGAAGTTGCTTCAAAAGCTGTAAATACTAATTTATATGTGCCACTTACATTTGCGTATGCTTCGTTTACTTCTTGATAAGTACCACTTACATTAACAAAAACTTGATTTGCTTGTTGAAAGCCACTTGAATTTCTAACATAAGTCTCAGCCATTTAAGCTCCTATGAATAAACGAACCAAAGATCTCCGTCAGATCCTCCTGCTGGAGTAACGTTAGTTGTTATTGTAAATTTTCTTAAAAGCTTGTCTGCAGTTATTGCGTTGTTTGTAACCTTTGCGGTTGTTATTGAACCGTCTGCTATCTTTGCTGTCACAATTTGGTTGTCAGAAATTTTTGCTGTCACAATTTGGTTGTCAGAAATTTTAGCACTTGTTATTGCATTATCAGCAATTGAAGCTGTTGTTATAGTTCCACCCAGCGTACTTAAATCTACATTACTTAAGTTGGTCCCATTAGAGTATGCTAAGTGAACTTTACCCTCAGACAAAGCAAATCCAGAACCACTAGCAGTTTTCATAGTAATTGTGCTTGTGCCATGAGTTGTACTGTCTTTTACCATGTACATTTTTTCTATAGAGTTTGGAACAGTTACGTTTGTTGCTCCTGCCAATGTACCTGCAAAATCAAGTATCATATTTCTTGCTTGTGATATCGCTCCATCATTCATTGCTAAAGCTACAGTTGTAGCAGTTATATTTATTGACTCATAACCAGCTACAGCTTGTTGCACTAAATTAAGGTTTGTGTTTGTTTTTGTTCCCCAGGTACCGGCATTCTCACCGGTTGCCATAAGTTCTAATTTTAAATCTGTTGAAAATGTTGATGCCATATATCTATTATAATCCTATTATGCCGCAATATCAACTTCAGTCCAAGTATTAGATACATTAGGATCTACGTCAGACCAAGCCACAGTTCCTGGAGTACCCTCGGTTATTGTCATTGCAAAACCTGTTAAATCCACTGGTGTATTTAGTGCTACAGTTGTTGAATTTAAAGCAGTTGTTAAATTAATACCTGTCGGCTCTACCGTTACATCAATTATTACTGTTGGTGATGAATCAGATATAGTTAGTAAATTAGTTGATAGACTGACAGTTGCAGTTCCTGATATATCCAAATCACCAGGAGTTGCTGTCATGTCTATGCCAGAAACTAAAACGGTAAATGTTGCATCAACGTCACCAACTGCCGAAGTCATAGGAGTGCCTGTAACTGGAGCATCTACAGCACTAATTAATGTTACAGTTCCAACAGAAGTTTCTAATTCTTTTTCTGATCCTGCGATAATAGTTGTAGTAGCATCTGCTTGTACTGAATATGGTCCAATTACCGTTGTTAATTGTTCTCCTGTAACAATTACATCAGGATCAACTTGTATTGCACCAAGAGTTGTAGAAGCAGTAACACTTGTTAATTGAATAGTTGGGTTTTGAATTGCAGTAATACTTACTGAACCTGTAGTCGTAGTAAGTGCTATACCTGTTACTTCTACACTTGCATTAGTTCCGCCAAGTGAAGCAATAGGTGATTGTGCAATTGCTGTAATTCCTAACATATCTCTCCATTAGCGCAGGGGGTTGGTGATTGTGGTGGTAAAACCCCCCACACGAAAGAATTATATCATCGTTTGAACCAAGAAGGAAGACCTAGATGAGGACGTT